GAGTTATTACCAATACGAACCGCCTGTGGCTATGTTTTCAATGGCGGAAGTTGATAAAGTGAATCGATATGAAGGGACGGGGATGGCTTTGTTTGCTACAGGGCCAAGAGGAGAGACTTACACCCCAGCAGCCCCCAAAAAATTAAGAGGGTATGGTAAACAGGTGCGGGGGGTCATGAGAGGTGTGGAGGGTGCTGCGTCGGGTGCTGTAGGCGCTGGATCTGGAGCATTGAGAGGGATGGGTACGGGTACAGGTAGAGGACTTTCGGGACTTGGTAGAGGTCTTCAGTCCGCAGCAACAGGAATGGGTGATAACTTTGTCGGCAAGGGTGTAAACGCACTGGGGAGAGGGACTCGTCAACTCGGTCTTTTAGTAAGAAAAAACCCTAGACTAGCTGCCGCAGCAATGTTAGCGAGTGCTGCTGGGGCTGCGGGTGGCACGATGTTTATGCGTCGTCGCAGATCTAAAACTGGAAAAATGATTGTTGAACAAGTGAGACGCTAATGATTGTTACCAGAAGGGTTAGACATAAAAGTTCTGCATTGTTTTCAGCTGCCGACGAATGGAGAACTTTAAATGCTCAATTCTTTAAAGGTTCTGATTCTGATGTTATGAGAATAATGTCTTATTCTAAAGACAAATATGTTTCTCAGGGGCTAGTAGATGAGGAAGATTTCAAGAGACATATTGACGAAATATTTAAAGGTCGGGCAGATCCTGGCTATACCCCCGACTGGGTGAAAGGAATGAAAGATGGCGAACTTACCAAAGAATATGCTAGTGCTAATAACTTAATCAAAAAGTCGTCGGCATTAACGGAAACGCCCAAACCACCACCCAAACCACCATCCAAACCAATCTCTAAACCTGGATTAAATTCTAAATTATTACTAGCAGGTCTAGCTGCTGCGGGTTTAGTAGGTGCAGGAGCTTACTTTATTAGGAGACGAAGATCATCTAAGGGTAAACAAATTATTGAAAGGGTTAGACGCTAATGATTGTTGTCAGAAGGGTTAGGCACAAAGAATCCATTGCCAGTTTCTCTGGTCGTTATTGGGATTGGGATAAAGATGTTTGGGTAGAAGACCCGAAATACTCGCAAACAAATCCCAAAACAGTAACTAAATCTGGATCAAACTCAAAAGCAATATTAGCAGGTCTAGCTGCTGCGGGGTTAGTAGGTGCAGGAGTTTACTTTATTAGGAGACGAAGATCATCTAAAGGTAAACAAATTATTGAGAGGGTTAGAAGAAAATGATCATCATAAGAAGAATAAGATCACCCTCTTTTGCTCAGTTTAGTTTTAATCCATTTGGTCGAATAGATCGGGTAAACAAAGGTGCAGAACGTCAAAGAGTAACCTTGCAAAAGGCTTTAGATTCTGCAAAATCTGAAGGCAAAAACCTTCGAGATCCCAATGTTTTAAGACAGGTTATGCTCCCAGTCGCCCAAGCCAATAAAGGTCGTACTGGTGGATCTGCTTTCACCCGAAGGCGGAAAACCAAAAAGGGCAAAATAATCATAGAACGGGTAAACAGAAAATGATAATTATTAGGAGGGTTAAACATCGAAATCAACAGGCTTCTTTTAATGCCTTGCTGTATGGTGCGGCTGCGGTTGGGAGTGTAGGACTAGGCGCTTTATATGGTCGTAGTCAACTCAGGCAAGATAACAGAGAATACCTCAAAAAACATTCAAAGGTTAGGAAAGGACTTCTCATCTTATCAAGACCTGAAGCTGCTATCGGTATCGGCGCAGGAAAGATGTTTTCCCGTCGCAGAAGAACCAAAAATGGAAAAGTTATTGTAGAACAAGTTAGGAGGAAATAAGATGGATGACATTGAACAAGCATTAGAACAATCGACATTAGCACTTGAAGACTTACAACAATTGCTAAGTACAACTTCATTCCCTGAAATTCACGAAGCAACTGCGGCTTCTGTAGCTTTTTTGCTATCAACTCAAGCTGTGTTGGATCAGGAAGATGGAGACGTTTTACCTGAAGATGAAGTTGATGATGCTGTTGCCGATGGGATTGAAGATGTCGCCTCTACGATGTATCAAATCTTTGGTATTGATGTAGAAGAATCTCGAATGGAAGATGAAGGCGAGATGGAAGAATATGCCCAAAACATGGGATATGTTGCTTCTTTTTCTCAGGGATTTGGTCAAACTTTAGCGGGTTTGATTGAGCAACGTTTCAACTCAATTGATGATGGTGTTGCTGTTGTCAGTGAAATCACCGGATTAGACGGGCGAGATATTTCTAGCCTGTTTGATGGAACGCTGGGAATCGAACCCGAAACCGCCGCCGAATTAGCAGACGCTTTTCAGTTAGGCGGTCAAGATTATAACGATTTCGTTAATCTAGCTGCCAATGCTTTTATTGAGTTAGGGGGATCTCCCAATGATTCCTATTCCCTCAGTGAAGGTATTTATGCTGAACCCGTTGTCACCATGAATGCTGACATCGGACTTCGTGCCGAATTTGAAGCACTCAAGGAACAGCAAGCCATTGGAGAAACACTCCGAGCTATCGAACGGCAATGTGATCAGATGATTGCCACTGGGATTTTAACAACCCATGAGCGCCGACTGCTGATTGGAGAATTTGAGACGGGTCAAGATCGGACGGCTCAATTTTCCTCAACTTGTGAAGGGTTAAGCGTCCCACCGGGTCAACAATTAGATCGTCTGCAATATTACCTTTATATTGCCAACGCTCGCGGCCCTATCGCTCAATTTGGACAAATGGCAAATGACCCGATTGACACAGACTTCTCCCATGAAGATGTGCAGTCCATTCAATCATTCCGCACCCGCAATGGATACGTTTAGGAGTAACAAATGAAAGTAACCCGTTTTTATTCAGACCCCCCAGTTATCGCGGTTAATACTAATACCGAAGCCGCGTTTTCTTGCTGCTTAGAGGAGTCGGACATCCCATCTATTGCAGGATCTAAATCCGTTCCTGCGGGTGTTTTTCTTGCTAAGAAATCTACAGGCGGTCATCGTCCTTTAGGTCGGGCTAAGATTCTCGCTCCATATCTCTCCGGTGAAACTGTTGTAATTGTGGAATGCCCCCAGGTTTTCAAGATTGGAGATGTACTTCGCTACATTGCAGCACCAGGGGTTTCACGGTACACAGAAGAAACCGCTATTCGTGCAGCTACAGCCCCGCTATTTGGGACTGTGACGGGTATTGATTCTTTGACTCAAAGACAAGTTACAACCGTTACCTTTGCTTCGGTTGCTGTTGGCAATATATTTACCGTTTCCATCAATGACGCTCCGATTTCATTCGTTGCCACGGCTGCGTCAAATCAGAACGTAGCTGATGGATTAAAAACTGCAATCACCAAAGCACAATCTGGGTCTTCTCCCTTAGAAGAAATCCGAGTAACAACTCCGGGCGGTGTTTTGACACTGACTACAGACCAGGAAGGAATCATCTTTACCACGGCTGTAACGGTAGCTCAGGGCGTTGCTAGCACTCTAGGGACTGCGGTTGCTGATGTGACCACTGCAATCGGAACCTTGACGATCACCCCTCAAGGTGGCAACGCTTCCCTAGCTATTGGAGCCAAGATCGGCACGATTGGGGATGTTGTTGTCGGTGTGTTGAATAGCACTATCTCGCTCTATGACGGAGATCAGTTTATCGCTCCGTACTCAGGTGGTGTCGTTTATATTAATGCGTTGCCATACATTGACGGTGACATCCAAAGCCAATTGCCGAAGCTAACCTACATTCCTTAACGGAGGGACTTGATTAATGTATATTGCAGATTTCTTAAATAACGTATCGGCTGCACAGGTTCAACTCCTGTATAACGATACTTTTCAATTCTTGATTGACCCAGATAAAGAATCCCTCCTACAACGGATGGGTAAAAAACCCGACCCCGGCGTTCTGAGTCAATACAAACTGATGGATGATTTTGTCGCCCTTGAGTTTTCCGATGACCCTGATGTGTTGGCATATCTTGTTAAACAAAACCTAGCAATCGCTTCCGTGATTTCTACCGACGGTGAGGTTGTTTCAACAGGCGCAGGAAGTCTAATTAAGTTTGATGGAGACTTCTATAAGCTGGCAATCGCCCATAACTGGGATGAGAAAAAGCAGGAGCAAATGTTGAAGTTTAAACGGATGTTACCGGGCAATATGTCCCAGACATTCATTGATATGCTTTACGGCTCCGTCGCTAGTTTGCAGCCACGGGTGATCAAACTTGCTAACGTCTTAACCTGGCAAGTTTTACAGTCGGGTCAAGTTAGTTATACCGACCCCCGATCCGGTGTAACGGCTAAATTGGCTTATACCACTACAGCCGATCAGTATCCTACAGCCTTAACTGGGACGGCTAAATGGGATGCTTACACTACAGCCACAGGGTTGCAGGATATTGAAGATCACTTACTCAACTTCTACGACAAGAAAGGATATTACCCCGACAAGATTGTGATGTCTAATCGGTTGGCTATCCATTTAAGCCGCCAAGAATCAACCCGTAATCGGGCTTTATCTACTGGGATGTTGTCTAATGTTCCGGCTGCGGGTGTGGCTAGTGCCGTGTCTCCTGAGATTTTAATGCGGGTTGTCCCTCAACTGGCAATGTCCAAAACTCAATTAGAGATTTACGATGCTCAGTATGAGATCGAAACCGCGCCGAACGTAACAGTCAAAGGTCGTTACCTGAATGACAATGCCTACTGTTTCCTGACTGCTGGCATGGGCAAAAGATTATTCGGCCCCACGATTGAGAATGAAGGGAGATCGGGTTTATTTGTGAAGACTGAACAATTGCAAACATCCCCACCCCGTGACCGTTCCTACTGCGTTGGCAAAATGGTTCCTTTCTTCCCACAACCTGACTTATTGGGAGGTCGGACAGTCGCATGATAGATACCACTAGACCTGTAAAACTTCTCAAAATGGCGGTCAATCGAGGGAATATCTATCACCCTCGAATCTATAACCCTGGCGAATTACCAGAGGAAGTGTTAGCACGGGTTGATATTTTGCAACAGGATGAACCAAAAAACCCTGATGCAGTATTAACCCCAACTATCAATAACTCGGACGTGAAAGTTGAGAATAGCATCTCATTCTCGGTAGAAGCTCCGAGTACAATTCCGAAAGCCTTTCCCACTGAAACCGTTGTCGTTGGTGCTGTTTTACCCAAAACAGACATTAATAAAGCCACGATTGACGAGCTTTCTAAGTTGCCAGGTGTTGGTGCTGCGATCGCCACTAAACTTGACAAAGCACGGGAGCAACAACACTTTACCTCTGTTGAGGATTTAGATACAAGAATCCCACTTAGAGGGAAGTCTTGGGACGAATTAAAAGAATCTATTTTGATCCAATGATTTATACAACTCCTGACCGCATAGCAAGAATATTAAGAGGGAGGCTTGAACTCAGTACAACCGCGTCGGGTGTTCCCTTTGGATCTAGCTTTGGTGCTAAGGAAGTTGACCTGGAATTGTTGGATCAAAAAGGCAGTCAAATTGAGGCTCAGGTAAATTCAATTCTTAACTTTGTTTATGAGTTGCCAATACCTTCAAATGCCCGCGATGCCTTACAGATTATTAGTTCTATTGTTGAGGATTTGACGGTCGCTTCCCTTGCTGTGGTGCATTTTCAACAGATGCAAAACCCACAAATGGGGGGAGATATGGGATTTGGGGCTATCCTTTACCGGAATGCTCTGTACACCCTTAGACAGTATGTAGCGGGTTATCAATTAGATTTCAACATCCCGGGTTTACCTCCTCCTATGGTTAACCCGATGATGCCGACCCAAACTTTAAAGTTGCCCGGCGTTAAGTTGAAAGTTTTAACCCCAGGAACATATACCCGTCAAACCACAATTGTTGCTCAAAAGAATCCCTGCCAAGCTGATAAAATTAATTGGAGTTAAAAAGAAAAATTAATTATGATCAATGCTTTTGTAGATAGAGCGCCGTTAAATGGATTTATATTAGAAAGACAGAGAACAATCCCCGTTACTGTTACAGTAACAGGGACGGGGTTAACGGGTGGGAAACTTAAATTCGTAGCTAAAGATTTGATTGCTTTGCCCGACTTAGATGATTCCCGATCTAAGATTATTAAGACTACCCCGACTCAAATTGTTGTTGATACTGAAGCTAGTAATAGTCAAAGGATTGTGGCTCGATTTGATATAGGGCCGTTAGACACTAATGCGTTAACAGTTGATACCCTTTATTGGGGGATTCAGTTTGAAACTTCGGGCGGTGTGATTCCTTTTAATGAATTACAAGGGATTCTGAAGATTGAAAATGATCGGGTTAAAACTTTAGTTTAAGGTGTGAGGATAGAATGATTGACTTTCCAACTTTGTTTCCGAGTCTTGTTAAATACATCCCGAACTGGATGGAAAAGTTCTATCCTCGCATGGCAGAATTCGCGCGGGGTGAGGGATATCCCTGTGGCAATAAAGGGGTATTTATCCCCCGTCGTAACAAGTGTTGGACACATCCTAAAACTGGTAATAGACTCAAGCAACCTCTGACATATCAGAAATATCAAGAGGCTAAAGAGAAATCCCAGAAAAGCCGTACAGAGAAGGGTAGAACGGCTTTACAGGATAGGGAGCAGGGTTTTAGAGATAAGGCACGGGAGAAGGCTAAGGGGTGGCAGAATAAAACACCCGATTCAGGCGTAAGCGAGAGAGCGATCGCAGATATAGGAAAGGTTAAATCTGGACAGATATTGCTTAACGAAAAAGAGAGATACAGATTACAACATGACAGGGGGATGTATCTATTAAACGATCCAAAACTGTCAGCTAGACAG